TGGGAGAGAAACCCGCAACCGTTCACAGCTGGAAGAAGCGCGACAAGTGGGGCGATTACGGCCCGCTTGACCAGATGCAGCTGACCACCGCCGCGCGCTACTGCCAACTGATCATGAAGGATACAAAAGAAGGGAGAGACTTTAAGGAGATTGACCTGCTGGCGCGCCAATCTGAGCGCCATGCCCGCATCGGCAAGTTCAGCAACGGCGGCAACGAGGCGGATCTCAATCCGAACGTGGCGAACCGCAACAGCGGGCCGCGCAAGCAGCCGGAAAAGAACGTATTTAGCGACGAACAGGTGGAGAAGTTACAGGAGATTTTCCACGGCTCCATGTTCGGCTACCAGCGCCAGTGGTGGGACGCGGGCAACAAGCACCGCATCCGCAACGTGCTGAAGTCACGCCAGATTGGCGCCACCTACTATTTTGCGCGTGAGGCGCTACTGGATGCACTGACCACCGGACGCAACCAGATTTTCCTTTCAGCGAGTAAAGCGCAGGCGCACGTTTTCAAGCAGTACATCATTGAGTTCGCTAAAGAGGTGGATGTAGAGCTGAAAGGCGACCCGATGACGCTCAGCAACGGCGCGTGCCTGTACTTCCTCGGCACCAACGCTCGCACCGCGCAGAGCTACCACGGCAATCTGTACCTTGATGAATACTTCTGGATCCCGAAGTTTCAGGAGCTGCGCAAGGTGGCGTCCGGCATGGCGCTACATAAGAAGTGGCGGCAAACCTATTTCTCCACCCCGTCCAGCCTCACGCACAGCGCCTATCCGTTCTGGTCTGGCGGCCTGTTCAACCGGGGACGCGCCAAAGCGGACCGCGTGGACATCGACCTGTCGCACGTGAACCTGTCGCCGGGCCACTTCTGCGATGACGGCCAGTTCCGCCAGATTGTCACCGTTGAGGACGCCGTGCGCGGCGGATGTAACCTGTTTGACCTCGACCAGCTGCGCCTCGAATACAGCCCGCCGGAATACCAGAACCTGCTGATGTGCGAATTCGTGGACGATCTGGCGTCCGTGTTCCCGCTGCAGCTGCTGCAGAAGTGCATGGTGGACAGCTGGGAGGTGTGGGCTGACTTCGAAGCGCTGGCGCTGCGCCCGTTCGGCTGGCGCGAAGTGTGGATTGGTTACGACCCGGCGAAAGGGACCCAGAACGGCGACAGCGCCGGGTGCGTGGTAATAGCCCCGCCTGCCGTGCCGGGCGGTAAGTTCCGCATTCTGGAACGCCACCAGTGGCGCGGCATGGACTTCCGCGCGCAGGCCGAGTCCATCAAAAAGCTGACGCAGCAGTACAACGTGACCTATATCGGCATCGACTCCACCGGCGTCGGCCTCGGCGTGTACGAGAACGTGAAGATGTTTTTCCCGGCGGTGAAGGAGTTTGTTTATAACCCGAACGTGAAAAACGCCTTGGTGCTGAAGGCGTTCGACATCATCAGCAGCGGGCGTCTGGAGTTCGACGCCGGACACCTCGATATCGCGCAGTCATTCATGGCAATCCGCCGCGCCACCACGGCCAGCGGCAACCGCCCGACCTACGAAGCCAGCCGCAGCGAAGAAGCAAGCCACGCCGATCTGGCGTGGGCAACCATGCACGCACTGGCAAACGAACCGCTACAGGGCGAAGCCGCCCACACCGGCAACATTATGGAGATTTTTTAAATGAGCAAACGCAGGAACCGCACGCGCACGCAGCCCGTGCAGCAGCAACAGATGACCGGCGGCCCGGCGGCGGAAGCGTTCACCTTTGGCGACCCGGTGCCGGTGCTGGACCGCCGCGAGCTGCTGGACTACGTGGAATGCGTGGTCATGGATAAGTGGTATGAACCGCCGGTGAGCTTTGACGGGCTGGCGCGCACGTTCCGCGCCGCCGTGCATCACAGCTCGCCGATCAACGTGAAGCGCAACATCCTGACCAGCACCTTCATCCCTCACCCGCTGCTGAGTCAGCAGGCGTTCAGCCGCTTCGTGCAGGACTATCTGGTTTTCGGCAACGCCTATCTGGAGAAGCGCACCAACAGGCTCGGCGGCGTGCTGGCACTTGAGCCGGCACTGGCAAAATTCACGCGCCGTGGCACCGATTTGGACACCTACTGGTTCGTGCAGTACGGCATGAACACGCAGCCCTATGAGTTCACCAAAGGCAGCGTGTTTCACCTGATGGAGCCGGATTTGAATCAGGAGGTTTACGGCCTGCCGGAATACCTTTCGGCGATCCCGTCCACCCTGCTAAACGAGTCGGCAACGCTGTTCCGCCGCAAATACTACCTGAACGGCAGCCACGCCGGATTTATCATGTACATGACCGACGCCGCACAAAATCAGGAAGACGTGAACAACATCCGCCACGCAATGAAAAGCGCCAAGGGGCCGGGCAACTTCCGCAATCTGTTCATGTACTCGCCGAACGGGAAGAAGGACGGGATTCAGATCATCCCGCTGTCAGAGGTGGCGGCAAAGGATGAGTTTCTGAATATCAAGAACGTTAGCCGTGACGACATGATGGCCGCGCACCGCGTGCCGCCGCAGATGATGGGCATCATTCCAAACAATACAGGCGGCTTTGGCGATGTTGAAAAGGCCAGCCGCGTGTTTGTGCGCAATGAACTGATACCTCTACAGAAGCGTTTTGAAGAATTAAATAATTGGTTAAATGAGGATGTAATAAATTTCTCACCATATGATTTAGATTGAATTATGTCCGCGCATTGCGCGGGCTTTTTAGCAGTCATCTAAAACTGGCAATGTATTTACATCACTCTCAAATATTACCTCTACATCTTTAACATTCTCCCGCCAGCTATCAATGGTTGTAGGTAATTTATTTTTCCATTTTATAACATTCGTAAAATATCTAATTTGATTATTTTCTAAATAAGCAGCCCAGAGGGATCCAATTTCATCTTTCATTACAATGGCAGCATTGCAGTTATAAAGACCTCTAATACCTCCCCAGTAGACTTGAGCAGGAAAAGTATCGTTGTTATCCATAGGTCCTACCGAATCCATGTTGGCTTTTAGCTTGAAATAATGAGTCCCCATTAAAAGATATAGCCTTTGAAGATCAGACTCGTTCATATAACCAAAATGGAAAAGATGATCGTCATCACCCCTGTAATCACCATCAAAAGTCACCCCCATTCCACGCCAATGCTGACAGCTGACCGTTTCTTCAATTTTGATATATCTTCTTCCATCCATCAAGCTACGTCTGAAGCTTAATTCACCATATAGGCCATCATCTATGGTCAATCTAGCATATGCAGCATCGCGGGATACGAAAACTGCTTGCCCAGAAATACTACCAAGGTGAGAGCCATTGTTTACATCAATATCGAAGATAAAACCGCTTGAAGATGTTTCTCTAATAAATAACCTTCCACTATATGACCTATTAAAATTCTCTATTTGCCATATCCCCCACCATATGGGCGCATTCATGCCTGAAGGCATACTTCCCCTGCTAGAATCATGTAATGCTTCTTTTAAAGAGGTTTCTAATCTTCCTTGCAAGAGACTTCTTGCTTCGGCTGGTTTGTCTAATGTTGGATTCATTTCATATGTAATGACACGACGCCCTCTCAAGTCAAAAGGCAAATCTTCAGGTGATCCATAATAAGTATTTTGTATCATAATCACTCTATCCCAGCCTAATTGAGATACCGCATATCCTAACTCAATTAAAACATTAGGGTTCGCAGTTTTTCTTGCTTTAGTTCCGGAATTTATTATGCTCACATCCGCAATAAAAATATCGGAAATTGTAATTTTATTGAATATGCTTTCGCTTATAGATGGCGAACCGTTAATACCATTGGTGTCTCTATCCAGTACTGGATCAAGAGACTGAGTGTCATCCTTGCTGATAGAGTTTAAGGCCTTTTTAATTGCATCCTCGATAAGGTTTCTATTTCCTTTTCCACTCAAATCTGATTGCCATGAATAAAATACAATGCGCCTCATACTCATCCTTATTGATAATAAGTAGTGTAACCCCTTAGCGGTAGGAAACTTAAGACATAACCAAATCCTGCACAACTTACTTAGTTATCAGAAGCCGGAAGTTATTAGTATTACATTATCGCTAAGGACTGTAATGCTGCAACTTTATTTCAAAGCTAACATCTTACTCATCTGATTCCATTAGCTGCATGTGAGATTATGTTTACGAATACCCAATGTGGTGCATCATTATTTCATGGCCTGCGTTTTTAGAAAATACATACAAGTCTGACATGTTGTAACCTCCAGCGCGCGCTCGTACCCCCGCCACGCCTGCCCGCTTTATGATGCGGTTTTCATGCACCTGCATGACTTAAACGAAAGCCCGCCAGAACTGGCGGGCCGAGGGTAAAGCGATCCTTTTCGGATCATGCGAATTCATGCGGCATAGTCATGCACTCTTCACTCCAGTTTGAAGTCGTCCACAGAAGCTGATTTGTGGATGCCAATTCCTTCTGCTTCGTTCAGAAAATCCATGCCCTGCCGTAAAGAAATGGGATATGGAATCTCAAGCATGAAAACGAAGTCGTAGGTTTTACCGAGCCAGTAACCCCCGCCGCATTCTTTCGGCCGTTGGAAAAACACCCATTCACCTGGCTTGTAGTAAGTGAGTACCTCACCTCGGTAAACGATCTGGAATTTTTCGGGATTTTTAGCCATGGCTTAACGCCTCGCAACTCTCGTTATGTTCGGACTCACCTTCCGTAAGCATCCCGGCGTGATATGTAGCTTCCATCCGATCACATCTTGCTACGCGTGACATCTGAAAAAACTAATCTGAAGCGTGCATCATGCGCGAATATTCGTGGCTTCTGACTTTCCGCATCAGCTCATCGGTCAGTTCAGAGACCCACTGAATGGCTAGCTGCTTCTCGTCATCCGTGCAATCACTAGCAGCAACAAGTTTCATAAATAAATCAATACGCTGGAGCTTCATCGACTCCAAAAAATAATCCTGCATATTCCCTCCGCACAATGAACAACTGGTTATACGTACAGTATATTATGAGTTTCGAAATGTGAAATGTTTTTTTACCTTCCGTGAGAAATCCTCTGGATTAATCAGATGGTTATCTTTTGTTCCTGGAGTCTGCCGTTTCGGTAAAACAGCCGCATTCGCGCGCCTGAATTTATGCTGCATCCACGGGAAAGCAGGCTAATTTCCTCCTCATGCCCCTCAAAACCACGGGCTTTTAGTTCCAGCTCTAACCGCCGGCGCTCCGGCCCCGTACAGTTATTGACAGAACTCCAAGGGGCGGCGATGCCGCCAGAAGGACCAGCCTCCGCTGACGCGTCGGCTAATTTGGCAACTGCTTCCCACTTCACCAGACGCGTGAATACTTCAGAATCTTGATAGTGAGGCGAGTAGATGCCTTGAACGCGCTGCACGTCCTCCGCGTATTCGTTGCCCATTTCGGTAATCTCGTAGCAAAGGCGGATCACCAAGTCATCACGTGCGACCAGCGGGCCCCCCTGCGCCATGGTGTAAGACGCCCAGCAGCAGGCAACGGAAGCAGACGCCAGTACGGCATCCATCTTCTCGTTTGGTAGGCGCGTATCGCCGAGACGGCGCAACTCGCGCCATACAGTGACCGGCGCGCCGCCAATCTGCTGAAACTGGCGGATGCGCCAGCGAGACGCCCACGCGCAAACGGCTTTCGCCATATCACGCATGTTTGAGCCGGTTTCATCATCCTTTTCGCCGTCCATTGCGAAGCCGTCGATATTTTTGGAGATGTATTTAGCGATGTAACCGGTGGCGCTGCCTTTGGTGGGATCGATAGGCTCAGCGTGAAAGCGCGCTTTGCGCGCCTGCGGCGTGCTCAGTTCGTCGGCGTCTTCTTTGCTGGCATGCTCACGCATGATCTGCTGCACACGCTCGCGATGTTCCGGCAGCATAAACAGCAGCATGTGCCAGTGTGGCGTGCCGTCATGATGAGGCTCAACGACGCGGAAACCGAAAACATGGATTTCCTCGCGTGACAGTGCGGCGCGGATGCGCGCCCAGACGCGGCATAGATAGCGCTGCGTATCGCGCGGGCTTGAGCCGTTCCATTTGGTAATGAAACCGCCTTGGCTATAAACGGAGTGATAACGCGACGGCGCGGTGATCGTATAAAAGTCCCCCACGCAGCCGCTTTCGTTGGCGATGTCTTCAAAGCCACGCATTCTGGTCATCAGCTCGCGGCGGCGCATGGCCGGGTTCGCGGTGCTGCGGTTGACCATTTCATCCATCGCGACACGATCACCTGTTTCTTTGTTCATCAGGTCGTAGCGTTTGAAGAACTCGCGATTGCGTTTCTTCTGCTCGACCCATTCCGCCAGTGTGCCGCGTGAAACGTAAGGCGAAGCAGATTTTTGCACCTGCCCAACGGCGATTGCCATGTGCTCGCGCTGGAGATCGCGCATCTGCTTTAGACGGCCGCGCCACCACTCTGACGCCATCATGCGTAACAAACCGGATTGCGCCTTGCGCAGACTCAGCTCACCTTTGCAGGCTTTGAACTCCGCCCAATATGGCGGCTGCGTGCCGGTCAATGCGGCCAGCTCAGCAACGTAGCGATAAGCAATGCAGGTTATGGTCTGCTCATCTGATTCCTGCGGCATTGAAGTTTTATCGACAAACTCAGCCAGGCTGAGCGAAAGATAGGATGCAACTTTATAAGCCAGATCCCGCACGTCCTGCCGGTCAAGCGTAGGCAGACGATCAAGCTGCTTTATGAACGGCAGTTCATGTTGAGCGGCTTCATCAAGACGATAGCGACTCCGAACCAGCTGCAGGCGTGGCAATACGTTCTGGCCGATAGTCTGGCGCAGAAACGCATTGGCCCGACGGCGGCCATTATTTGCTGAGAGGATTTTGCTATAGCGATCGGCAAAGTAACCGGCCAGATAATCCGGCATGTTTTGCAGATACTGGCTGCGCCAATTGTGGTCATCTGGATTCACATTCCAGAGACGGCGCTCAGAAAGGGACATATCCGCCGGAGCGGACATGCCAAAGACTTCACGCCGCTGCTGATTTACGGTGTGATATTCACCAGTCAGGAGATCAGTAAGGCTTTCAGACATGCGCGGCCTGAAGTTCAGCCAGCTCTTGCACTGCAGCATCGACCAACTCAGCAATGCGGCGAGTTTCCGCCACAAAGGCCGCAGCTGTTTTCATCTGGCCGTGCAAAACATGGCGACCAATGACATCAGCAGCCAAATCGCGCATGAGGAGCACTGCCGACTCATATACGGCCATGGTTTGCGGCACGCGCTGACGGACACCATCAACCTCAAGCCAGCTGAATTTCTCCAGCACCAACTGTTGCGGCTTGCCCGGCTCACTGGATTTCAACGCGCGCACTGCATAGCGATCATCAACCGGGACTCTCAAAGCGCGCCCCCTTTGTAATGCACGCTTTTCAGTTCGCTAATCTCTTTGCAGGTAACGCACAGCTCGACACCCGGCAACGCTCGGCGACGCGCTTCTGGAATAGCTGCATCGCATGACAGGCAGAAAAACTCACTTGCACCTGCAGGACGGTGAATAGCCGTTGCCAGATTGCGCGCCAGTTCTTCCTGAACGCGCTGCTGAACCAGATCCATTGAGTCGGCCATTAGTGCAGCTCCTGTGCTTGGTGCTGAATTTTTAAGGACTCCTCGCGCAGCAATTCAGCTGCTTCCACATGATTCAGTTCACCGCTATTAATTTTCCAAGCAAGAACGTTCAACCTTGAAGCCATTAACTCCGCCCTGTTACGACGCTCATCCATGCGCACGTCACGAAGCATTGCATCGAGAGGCTGCTCAAAGGATTTGTTAACTTCTTTGTTTTTTTTCAGTTCCATATACTTTCCTTATTGAAGGCAAAAGAATGCCCGGCGGGTTTACGCCATTAATTTTTCGGATTAATTAATTTGGAAGCGTTAGCTTCTTGGGAAATAAACTCACGACTGCGCGAAAGTGATTCATTGCACCTATCAGCGCGGTAATTTCGTCACTCGTCAATTCACTGTATTCAACGTTGTGACGTTCTTTATTGATGTTTGCCAGAAAGAAAATGGCGCTCATCGCCCGGTTATTTTGTTCGTACTGTGGATCACGAGTATTACGCATATCACTAATGAACCGCTTTAGCTCATTACCGCAATCGCCGTACATCATGGTGCGAAGTGCGGCAATATGATTAAGCGCGCTAACTCGCTGCCCCGCGCTCATTTGAACAGTGATGCTCTCAGCTTTGTAAGCCATGTCGTTTTTTTCCTGTTGCCAGTTAAACCTGCCAGCAATTCGGCTTGAGAGTTTGCCGGGTGCCAGCGCCTGCCTTTGTCATTCATGATCCAGCCGTGACCAAAGTGTGGAAGCTGCTGGCTTGGAGACTGGCGTTTCAAAAACCTCACAAAAACCTGCATAATTGTTCCCCTCTGCATGGAACGTAACGAGGACGCAATGCTTAACGAAAAAGAGATAGAACGCTTTGAACTCCTTGAGGAGGAAATTCACAAGCTACGAACTGAAACCAAAATCCAAAACTTAGTTATTTCGGGACTTCTTAATTGCCTCTTCAGTGATAATTCTAAAGACCACTCTCTTTTCTATTCTGCTATTCGTGAAGAACTACAAAAGCTTCCGCACGGTTCAGATATGCACCACGAATGTGTAAAAGGTGTTGAACGTTGGGTTGGAAAATACAACAGCTAACATTCAATAAGAGGTGATATTTTATTGCGTATCACTTCTTTTACTTTTTCACCGCGAAATCTTGTTCCATCATTCAATGTGAAGAAGTAACTCCCATCACATGTTATTGAAGGAAAACATATTGCAACGTCAGAGCTTTTCACTTCAGCCTGCCGCCCCTTCAGAATGAACTGGTAAGTAAGTTCTCTAGCCATAAACACCTCACCCAATACCTATGGATGCGCTAATTCCACTGAGTACATCAGCAGTACCTGTAAGAGCTGGATTCGATTGAACTCGAGTCTGAACAGC